TCTATGTATCGACGCTCAAGAGGTCGAACATTCCCGACCCAATCGAAGAAATGGCTCGACTTTACCGAGATTAACCCTAAGTCCTTGATAGTCAACGGCTTAGGCCGGCCCGCCCGGCGTAACCCCTTGATAGTCAACGACTTAGGGAGAATTGCACTACAAAAAAAAGACCGCCCTGACAATGATGAAACAGAGCGGTCTTTTATTTTATTGGCTATGTGCTATGTAGAAAAAATCATGCGTTCTCCTTGGCTATACATATTAGTGCAATTATTATTGATAGTACTATTTCTGCGATCATAGGAATTGCACGCTTAAGCTTGGACGGCGTCGAGAAACTTTTCTCTAGAAAAATGAGGGTTGAATTTCTCAAAATCGTCTGCCAACATTCCGGCAAGGGCTAGAATGGTATTTTTATTGCTTTTGTGAAAAGCTTCGTTTAAATTGCGAGCGATTGCTTTGAAGTGCTTTGCTGTCATTTTTGTAGTGTCCTTTTGTTGGTTATTTGCCTAGGTATTTTTTGACCTGTTCGCCGGTTACCGGCTCCAGATCCTTGAAGAATACTTCTGAGTTTTGCAACTCGGTTTCGTGGTGCTTTATGTAGGCGATCTGTTCGCCTTGGTTTGCTCGAACGACTCGAACAACTTTGTTGTTGCTCCGGCTGTAGTAAATGGCTGCATTTCTAATTTTTTGTTTCATGCTTTAAACTTACGCTAGTTTCCGTCGGAAGTCAAATTTTTTTATCAAAAACTTTCAACTATTTTCTTGCGCAACCCAGGCTGACAGATGCCCCCAGTTTTTTGAATAAAAGCAAATAGGTCAAATATCTAATATGCGGCGGGGGTCCCTTTTATCACTCTAAATTTTAAATATTACATTTTGAATTATTATCAAAACCAAAAAAAATCCAATGGGCCAAATCTCCCGGGGCTTTTCTGTACAAAACGGACAAAGTTGGATAAATTCAATTAGCGGCCCACATTAAGTGTATATAATATACAGACTAACTATAATATGGCGTCATTCAAGAAAATCCGAGATCTTGGAGATTTCTCCGACCCTCCCGCAACCGGCGACTATCTCCCGGTGGCTACCCACAGCGGCCCACAAGAAACCAAAAAATCCACCATTAAGGATGTTATTGATTCCTATAACACGGAAAAGACAAAAGAGGCGCTGGAAGCGGCCGGGGCAGATCCCGACGCATTAAATAATCCTTCGACCGAACTTGAAGTTGACCCGGACGAAGGGGGCGGCGTTCAGGTTAAGTACGATCCAACCAAAGGAAAGTGTGTGGTGGAAAATGACCCACCCCTTACTATTGGAAATTTCCGGCAATTAATTGACCCGTTAGGCGGCCTCCAATTAACTCCCATATATGGTGCTGCTGATTCGAATGGTTGCCGAAACTATACCTACCAACTAGGAGTCAGTACGGGCGGATCAAGCGCGACTGAATTCGTATTGCTCCTTGGGAAGCACCCGGTATTGGACGTTAAATCCCAGGCGACACAACAGACAACTATACGTGGCGATAATTTACATGGGAATGACCCGGAAGACAATAATGGCACCATTGGAACGGATGGGAAAGTATTTGACAATAATCCTACCACTACTTCTTTCATTACTAATCTCGTCGCCGAAGACACTGACATTTATAATGGACGTCAGTTATTAATGCAATCCGGGGCCACGGCAGGAGAACGTGTGACAATTTCAGCTTACGATGCGTCAACCAAAAAGCTTACTTTTAGCGCCTTGAGCGCTGTGCCGGCAAATGACGATACCTTCACTATTATTGCATCTCTTTCGTACCAAGCAACCATAGACGACAAATTAGATACGGGGTTTATCTTGCGTGGAGTAGACAAGACCACTGATGGATTACTTAATAATGGCGCCGATATCATCTTTGACGACAATAGCTGGAAGGAGAGTTCCGGGGGGACCATTGGCTGGCCTAAAGAGATTTACTCCGATAACTGGAAAACAAAACGCACAACCGTAAAATTAAAGGGGCTAATGGAGTATAGCCCTACCCCAATCAATCGCGGAAACCCTCATGAGTACGCCCCAAGCATAAGTCCCATAACCTACAATTCCATCGCTGCCCCCTACCATGCCCTAACTCTTGTTGATTACAGTGGCGAAAAGTATCTCGCCCACAAAACAATCCCGGCAGGGGGGGTTATACCTTTTGACGGAAATAACGTCAATACCGAATATTGGACCAAAGTTGACAATAACAGGCCATGGAGCTTCAACCAAATCGTCATTCATAACGGCACTTACTATATCTCCAAAAACCCGGGTGGTTCAGGTATTGATCCTGCGAATACTGATGATTGGCACAGTCTTGGACCCAACCCAAACGAACCCGAAATCGACCAAATGGCAAATACTCGGTCGTCTGCCTATTACTACAACAGGCATCAATACGCATCGGGTGGATACGAAAAAAATGTAGTTCTTCAGCCATTTATATCGTGGCAAGGATTAATTAGATATGTCGCCCGGTACCTAACAGGTGCCACAAGAATTATAGTTTTATTAAGGGACCCCGAATTAAAATGCAAATTATCGGACCATTTTTACGCGGCCTATCGGACGGGACTTCGTGGCTCCTCAGTAATGCAGCATGTGCAGCTAAACATACCCGACGGCGCGATGGATTTCTCGTCGCCGATCTCGGGAAAGCCCCGTATCTTGGAATGCGATACTGCATTCGCATGTACGGGGGGGAATGCATCCGTTGCGGAAAGAGATTTTGATATATACTTTTGGCTTAGATTAGGAGCTAATGCCTATAGCAATATACAAAACATACATTTTAAATTTCCCAATGTTACGGTAGGTGGTCCGCATTTTAATATCACACGTTTTGATAGCGGAGGTGGTTCGATAGGGGAGTGTATATGGGATTTTTCCGGCACCACTGGGCCCACGAGCACTTTTGACGTTTTGGTTTTTTATAGTGATCCTGGGGGTCAACAGTGGAACTTTAACTCGGTTTACTCTCCGAATGCATATCGGACTAGAGGCCCAAACGGGACAATAAACACTCAAAGCTTGATGCAAATAAACAATGATGGGACCTACGAGGACGTCAACTTCTTTCCAGTAGCATCCGATGAACCAATAAAATTTGCCCACGAAGTCCATGGAAACAATAACGTCAACATTGGCACGCTTGTAGTACTTCAAAATGATGCAAAGTTGCGTCATTTCTATTGGACTCATACTAATTTTGGGTATTGGGATGCCAACAACTCCGGATGGAGAAACCTTATGGCGGGCGCAAATAGCTCCACGAGGTTTATGACCGACATGAATAATGTCTCTTTGTATTTTTATCAAAATAAAACTACAGAAGTATTCTTTTCAAGTACCGCCTGTCAAGCAACCGACGCAATCAACCTGGGGGCAATGAAGGGACTCACGATAGACGGCGTCGGGTGGGTGATGTACCACGCAAATGGCGTAGCCGGGCAATCGGCCTATCAAAATAATAAGCTACCTGCCAGCGCGATGAGGGATCCCGCCACTTGGCCGATGCCAGTCCCCGCAACACAAGGAAACCAAAAAATAATCACCTCATCCACAAAAACCAGGAATGAATATGGCGAACTAAATATCGCCGCAGACATCTCCTATTATTATCCCTATAGCGCATTTCCTCGTGGTAATACTGCTCCAGCCGCCGCTTATAATTATGTGCCTACAGCGATGGGTATGCTATTTGGAACTTCCCTCGATGGAGGAAATAGCTTTAACGGTAGCCCAGGGATAGAGTTTAATAGTTCAATGATAAATTCAGTCATTTCTACTAAGCTTGTGATGAAGCCGGACTATACTGCTAACGATCAGGCATTCGTACAAAGCAACTCCGACACCCTAGTATACACTACAGCCCAAATACCGCCAATTAATAATCATACGGCTTATGCGGCGAGTTAATTAAGCGAGAACGGTTACTCCACGCGCGCCATTAGCATCCAGCGTGGTTACGCTGATAGGACTACGACTTTTATAAATTTGGCGGTATAGTTGATATGTTGTGCAATAGCACTTCCATCGTTTTTAGTCCAGCCGCTTGCGGACAACTGGACTTTGATAGAGTTGGTGGCCGCTGTTTGTGCTTGGTAATCATATAGAAACCCGCCACCACCATCCGTCTGATTGTTCAACATCACGTTGTTGGTGCCATTAGCATCGTCCGCTATATATACTTGGACTATGACGTCTGCCGTTCCCAAATTGTGAGTCACAGTTAATAACGCCCCATTCTCCACCAGCGTCCCACCGATAGTTGTGGCATACCCTTCCACATAGGAGCCACCGCCGCCTCCCCCAACTTCTTCCTTTAGTTTCGCATACGTAATATTATTACTAGAGTCATATTTGCCGTCTTCGCCGCCTTGAGAGAGGATAAGTAAGTCGGTGTCTTTTAATGGAGTCTCGGCCGGCGTAAGCTCGCTTATTTTTGTGCCCGAGACATCTATTGGTGCAACAGGGTCTGGTTCCGGCTCCGGCTCTGGAGCCACTGTGACGGTTTGGTAGTCGTCGGTTTCTATTTGGTAGTTAAATTTAACATTCCAGTCGCCCCAGAACGTGTCAGTGGACCCCGACAAGGGAAATACAGGCAACGCGGTTATTTTCCTATTAACGAGGTCAAGGCCTATCTGCCCAACAAGGGCTGATGATGCTGTTGGCCGGCTGTATCTGTCCGTGCCGATGGTGGCGTTTATATTTACTAATCCCGTAGACGCGGGTATGTCCGCTATAGCGTCCAATGCGTAATAGTATCCCGGACCTTTACGATCCTTGTGTGAGGGCTGGTTCCCCATTATCCATCCCGACCACTTTACCTTCTTTGCTTCCCAGTCTACATAGACACGGACAATCGAAGTGTTGTTGCGGCGACTGTAGGTTGCTGTATTGTTTAAGTGATGACTGAACGTCACTTGGTTGCCCGGAAAAGACATGGTTATATCAATAATAGTTAGCTTGGTCCCCCCGGGCCCTGCTTTGGAAATTTTGTCCATCTCCGTAAAGAGGGCTGCCGCATTATTGGTTGTGCCCCCTCCAGTTACGGAATACTTCCATGTCGCGTTCCTTCCCGCCCCGGAGCTGCCTTTATTTATAGAATAGCTTCTATGTAGTTTCCCCCCCTCATATTTCTCTATATAGGTTAGGGGAAAAATAGCAGTTCCTCCTACAAATTGTCTGGCCATCTTATTGATCCTTTTTCTTTAAATCTGCAATTAGCAAGTCATAGGCCTCTTGAATTTTCCCATCTTCTATCATGTCCGATGGGCTTTTTCCATCTAAATCCTCATGAGGCATTTTCAACCATTGCGTAGCGGCATAAATAGTCAACTTCTTCGAAAGAAGATTAAGTATATCATATTTTGAAATTTTAGCCATCTACAATATATATATACACTAAATTATGTGTAATAAGATATAGATACCCAGATGCCAAAAAAAACCAAGGCTCATACAACACTCGGGGCTAATTCTCTAGACCCCAAAATAACCCTCAGGTCAAAGAACCTGTCGGAGAGACAAAGGGAATTTCTAAAGTTAGCTTTAAATGATGACACCAAGATAATATTTATCTCTGGGCCGGCCGGGTCTACGAAGACCTATATTTCCGTATATGCGGCTTTGCGCAAATTAAAGCAAAATGAGGACCTTGACCTCCTATATGTACGGACGGCCATAGAAAGTGCCGAAAAGGGCCTGGGGGCCCTTCCTGGCAACGTAGAAGAGAAAATTAATCCCTATATGGCTCCCCTCGAAGATAAATTGTCGGAAATCCTCCCGAGGACTACCGGAATCAAGCAAGAGCTCATTCGGAGTCACAGGGTGCAGGCAATGCCCATAAATTATTTGCGCGGGGCAAATTGGAATGACAAAATAGTGATAGCGGACGAATCCCAGAACTTCAGCTTTAAGGAGCTCGTTACCCTTATTACTAGAATCGGCGAGGGTACACGCTTGTTTATTTGCGGCGACATGATGCAGAGCGACATCAACGGAAAGAGCGGTTTCCGCGAAATGTTCAATCTTTTTAACGATGATGCCAGTAAATCAAAAGGTATACATTGTTTCCGATTTACCATCTCCGACGTTAAAAGGAGTGCAATATTAAGGTACATAATAGATAAATTACAAAAAAATAAGTGTAAAATTAATTAATGGAACAATGGACAGATCTCCTTGGGGCATTAATAACCGCTTCCGCCACCTTATTTAGCGTGTGGCTTGGTCATCGCTTCTATAAAAGGCGCCGACGGGATCCCGTAGTAGATGAGAACACACAGGCATCGAATGTCTATGCCGCCCTAGAGTTCACCATGGACGAAATGGGGGCGGATCGGGCCTATGTCCTGGAGTTCCATAACGGAGGGCATTACTACTCAGGTAGGGGTCAGCAGAAATTTAGCTGCACACACGAAACGACGAGAAAGGGCATTACTCACGAATGCACCAATTCACAAGAGCATCGTGTATCTAATTTTCATTCCTATATAACCGAGCTGATAGAAAATAAAAAATTCGCCTATCTTGAAATGAACGAGGTTCCCGACCATGCCTTTGCCGGCCTCCTTGAGAACGCAGGAGTTCTTAGTATCTTCAATGTCCCCATCAAGACCCTCAATGGAAAAATCATAGGAATTTTAGGCGTAGACTATGTGCGAAATCGTCCCAGTAGTGGTTTTAGCGATGAGCAAGCCAATATCATGCGGGGGCAATCTCGGGTGATTGCGGGATACCTGGTATAAAATATATATTGATTTTTTTAAACATTCCACTTATTATAAAGTGTAATGCAAACTTTATTTTGTACAAACTGCGGCCATAAATTAATGTATTCGGAAGCAAAACCTAAGTTTTGCGGGTTTTGCGGGACCCCTATAGGAGGGGTCTCTCCTCGGCAAACAAGCGAGACCAAAGCCCCGAAAACACTAAGGGAACAAATGGAAGCAAGGGAAAAGGGTGGTGGCGAAAATGATGAAGGAGATTCTACCGACATCGATTATGTGCCCCAAATAGAAGGTTTGGAGTATGAGATTAGTGCCGGCGATATCGGCAATTCAGTCCATAAATTCGAAGATGTCTTTAATGTCTCCGCCAAAGAAGAAGAAAAGCCAGCAACCCAAAAAAAGCGCAGAGGAAGACCGAGAAAAAAGCGCTGACCCCGAACATCTGCACTATGAAGATCTCAGTGATCTTATAGATACGGAATTAAGAAAAAGGAGGAGTAGCTGGTTTTTGACTTCCGTGGCTTGGATTGACTACGACGATGTGTCCCAAATAATACGAGCTCACATTCATCGAAAATGGGACCAATGGGACCAAGAGAGGCCTATTCGCCCTTGGCTTAATAAGCTCATATCCAACCAGATGAAGAACATCTTGCGGAATCATTACAGTAATTATGCGCGCCCTTGCCTCAATTGTCCATTTAATGCGGACAGTGAATTGAAGCTGTGTAGTTTTACCGCTTCCGGAGAACAGGACGCCGGTTGCCCTCTTTACAAGAAATGGGAAAAGACCAAGCGTCACGCATATAATGTAAAAATTACCTTGGCTCTAGACTCTCACATGCACGAGCTGCACAGCGGTGAATCGGATCTCTTGAGCGCAGACCTGGAGGGCGCATCACAAAAATTAATACTAGAGCTAAAGACCACGCTGAATTCTCGACAATTTCAAGCTTTTGAATTACTCTTTATCGAAAAGTACAGCGACGAGGAGGTTGCCGAGAAAATGGGCTTCAAAAGCACTGAAGCTGGCAGAAAGGCTGGGTACAAGCAAATAAAAAACCTTAAAAAAATGCTTAAGGAGAAAGCCGCCAAAATTTTAGCTAAAAAGGGTATAACTTTTCTCGGACACAAAGATGAACCTAAATGACGAACAAAAGGAGTGGCTCAAGACCCACTTCAAGACAAATCCGAATCTTTCTGATTTAACTAAAAAATTATTTAATAATGACAAGCTGGACGGCCGCAGCAAGGAGGGGCGGGCGGTTCGAGCATTTTTGTCGGGCGAAAACCTTGAGTACGAGACTACGGCCTGGGAAAAGGTAGAGGACATAGAGCTAGACGAAAACCAAATACAATTTACAAAAGATCAAGCTAAAAACGGATTAAGTGCGTTTCAGATATCTGAACTACTTTTTTCACATATAACTGTAAAAAGATTTTCAAAACAACATATAAGTGTTTTAAATTTCTTAAGGGAATATGAGCCGGCGTATGTTCATGACAGCGAAAGTGCCGTTAACCGGGAATACTGCCCTCCGAAGCTCTTTAGTACTGCATTAAAGAAAATAAATGAATATTCTCACGAGGATCTTATTGAAGAGCGGTTAAACCACGATGAGCGCGAGTGTGTCGACACATTACTGAAAAGTCTCTCTGCCCCCCGTTTTATACAAGTTATAAGCAATTACAGCAGCATGAAGGACCGGGAGCTATTCGAGGCTGAGTTCGTAAGGGCCACATGGGACAAACCCGACTTAACGTCAGACGAAATAAACTTATATATAAATGTTTGTGTTGATTATATAAATTTAAAAAATATATCAGCTCATATAGAAAAATTGAATAATATGTTCAATGAAGTGGAAGACCAGCAAGACATGACGGTTAGGCTGGCCGAGGTGCTTAAATCCAAGACTGACGAGTACGACAAGTGCGAAAAGCGCATGGAGTCATTAATCAAGAAGCTAAATGGAGATAGAGCAGAAAGACTAAAAAACAGAAGGACAGAAAATGCCACTATACTATCATTAGTAAGAAGCTTTCAAGTAGAAGAAGAAAGAAAGAAAATGATACAATTAGCAGAAATGCAAAAAAAATTAGTTGAAGAAGAGGTGGAAAGGCTTGATAATATGGAAAGCTGGAAAGCCAGAGTATTAGGAATATCAAAGGAGAACTTATAATGAAAGAAGTAAAACTATTAGTTGGAGATTATGAATACACCAAGATCGAGGAGCTCTTCGAGAAAGAGGCCGACTTCGAGCCAAAAACCGAAATGGACGAAATCCTGGTAACAACCATTCGCGCCATTGTGAGCCCAAACAACCTCATAGCAGAAGATGTGGGCGGCCCAGAGACGACCAATACCACCTTCCGCAAACTAGAGCAGCCAGAGGACTCTTCACTTGAGGGCAACGTCGACTTTAGCGACATCCTCCCGGACTAATGCAAAAATACATCTACAGTATAAAACCAATTAAAATAATTGACGGAGACACTATAGATGCAGAAATAGACTTAGGATTCCATACTAAAGTAAAAAAAAGAATAAGACTATATGGAATAAATACTCCAGAAATAAGATTACAAAATAAAATAAAAAACCTAGAAGAACGTAAAGCTGAGAAAGAGCGCGGCTTACTGGCTAAAGCTCGTCTTCGAGAAATCTGCCAGAAAAACGAGATTCTCTTGGAGTCGGTAGGATTGGGAAAATACGGGAGAGTTTTAGGTAAACTGTATTTTGCCGAAGAGAATGAGTCCCGGAAGGCTATATCGGAATGTAATCTTGCGTTGGCCCAATTTGACGGCAGTATTAATTCCCTTCTTATTTGTGAGGGATTGGCTGAGCCGTATGGGGATTAACTTTTTGTTTATTTAATAATGAATGAAGAATTAGATTTTTATTGGTTTTTATGGTATTCCGACAAGGGTAATACGGGGAGTTAATTATTTTTGCTTAATGTCCATGAGTTGTAAAGTATGCGAGAAAACCTTTGGCAGCGACAAAGGCCTCCACCTCCATATATCCAAAGCGCATAAAATTGCACTACCTGAATATTATGTTAATTTCTATCAGCGTAAGGATAAATTAAATAATAAATTATTATCATTTAAAAATAAAGATGATTATTTCAATGTGGACTTCGCTAGTGTCGATAACCTGGTTGAGTGGTCCAAGGGTGCGCCCAAGAAGGAGGTAAAGGATTATATACTCAAGCAGCTGCGGAGACGCGTGGAGAGCAAGGGCCTTAAGTACGGCCCGACCCATTTAGAGCTTGCGCTGCATGATTTGCCCCCACTTGATATGTATAAGGACTTTTTTGGTTCTTATTCCAAAGCATGCGAGAAACTAAAAATTAAACCATTATTCGAAAAGAATATAATGAAGGAGTTTTTTCAACATAATGCAGAGTTGGATTCCGTAAAGATTCTTGTTGATACCCGGGAGCAGCAACCTTTGCGTTTCAACAACTCCATGTCAATGAAACTGGACTTTGGTGATTATGCCGTTGGAGCCCCCTATTATGATTATACCTATGTAGACCGAAAAAGCGAATCCGATTTTAAGAGTACGATGACTACTGGATTCAAAAGATTCGTTAGGGAATTGGAAAGGGCCGGGGCATTTGATGCATTCCTATTTATTGTGGTGGAGAGCAGTATTGAAAAGATTATCAAAAACAATGTATTTGGCCCATACAGGTCAAATATGCCTTACGTTTGGCATAACATGAGGGTTTTGACTCATATGTTTCCCCAGAAGTGCCAATTCGTATTTTCCGGTAGCCGTAAAGCGTCAGCGGAAATTATTCCCAAGCTATTAGTTTATGGGAAAAGATTATGGGGGACGGACGTACAATATTTCCTGGATAAAGGATGAGCTGGGAAAAAGGTGCATTCAAGTTTCCCAAGGATATTCCTGACATCAATCAGGAATTGCTTGAACTCCCAGGGTATTTGGAAGAAAAGGAGGCTAAGTATCATTTGCATCAATTCCTTCGAAATAACATAACTTTTACGACTGACTTGATTGCGGGGGTCGAGCTCTTCCCGTTTCAGCATATAGCGATTAAGGCAATGCTTGAAACTGATTATTTCCTAGGGATTTGGAGTCGGGGCATGTCCAAATCTTTTAGTAGTGCGATATACGCATTCCTCGATGCAATTTTTACTCCTGGAGTGCAGATAGGTATTCTTGCGGCAACCTTCCGGCAATCCAAGATGATTTTTGAAAAAATAGAGGACATTGCCTCTAAGCCGAGTGCCCAGTTTTTGTCCCAGTGCATCACCAAGAAATCAAAGAAAAATGACCAGTGGACCCTAGAGATAGGGGACTCCAGAATAATTGCTCTTCCACTAGGAGACGGTTCAAAGCTTCGGGGATTTAGGTTTCATAGGATTATTATTGATGAGTTCTTATTGATGCCGGAGCATATCTACAATGAAGTTATCTTGCCATTTTTGAGCGTGGTCCAAAATCCAACCGAAAGGGAGAAGATTAAAAAACTGGAGGACCAATTGATCGCCAAAGGCAAGATGACCGAAGAGGAAAGGTATAGGTGGCCCAGTAATAAGCTGATAGCCTTGTCCTCGGCAAGCTACAAGTTCGAGTACCTATACAAGGTATACGAGAAATTTGAGGACATTATTATACACGGATCTCCTGGTGGTATGGATAGTGCATCCAGGGCCATAATGCATTTAAGCTATGATGTGGCGCCAGAGGCCCTTTATGATCAAAACCTGATTAATCAATCAAAACAGACAATGAGCCAGTCCCAGTTCGATAGGGAGTTCGGCGCAATCTTTACTGATGATAGTTCTGGGTTTTTCAAAACCTCTACCATGGCGTCCTGTACGATACAAGACGGAAGCTCTCCATGCACGGAAGTCGCTGGGGACAGGGACTCCCAGTATCTTTTGGCCTTTGACCCAAGCTGGGCCGAAAGTGAGAGCTCTGACGATTTTGCCATACAGTTATTCAAGCTAAACGACAATACTAAAACCGGCACACTCGTTCATAGCTATGCGGTACCTGGCCTGAAAATGAATGACCACATCACCTACTTCCACTACCTCCTTACCCATTTTAATGTAGTGGCAATAGTAGGGGACTACGGAGGAGGAGTGCAATTTCTTCAAGGGGCAAATGCCAGCGAGAAATTCAACAAAGACAATATACAAATACAAGAAATAATCGCAGATTTCGACAACCTGGAGAATTACCAAAAAATACTCAGGGAGGCCAAGCAGCAATACGATTTAGGCTCTAAACGGATCTGTGTATTAAGAAAAGCTACTTCTGACTGGATCAGAAAGGCTAATGAACTACTGCAATCTAACTTTGACCATAAAAGGATTTGGTTTGGGTCTCGTGCTCTAGACAAGGACTACCACCTTCAAATCAATAAGAAAATACCTATCAATGACTTGATCTTTATCCCAAACCAAAAAGAGCACCTCAAATCTTCAGGAAGTGCAAAAATGATAGACTTTGTCGACCACCAAACAGATATGATACATTATACGAAGAATCAGTGCGCCCTAATACAGGTCACGTCTTCGCCCCAGGGGACCCAGACATTTGGTCTCCCTCATAATCTACGGCGTCAAACTGGGCCGAACAAGACCAGGAAGGACTCTTATTCAGCTTTGGTCCTTGGGAATTGGATGATCAAAACCTATTATGATATGATGAATGTAGAGGAGGAGCAAATGACCGCAACCTTCTCCCCTCTGATGATTCATTAAAAGTCCCAAAGTTAACTTTTAACTTTTCTTTTAGACTTTTCAGGCATTGAGTGTACTATACTAGTATGCCTAGACCATATAGAAAGAAGTCGGATTACTGGAATAAATTTAGAACGAAGGAAGAGAAGCAGGAAAATCTGCAGGAACTCTTGGATGAAACTCGCGGCACCAGGGATGTCGACATTAGCCCGGCTACAGCTGGCGAGGCATACTATACGGAAGCGTCCCGAACCAGAAACGTCGGGCAAGTAACGGGAACGCAGGGAACGACTTCCCGCATAAACCGAATTACTCGGGCTCCTAAAATTGCAAAGTATGCTAATATTATAGAAGGAGGCCTACCTTATAACTATAAGGATGACTGCGTTAGTCCTAGAGGGTCTATACAGCTATGCCAAAAAGCCTATGCGAATGTTCCTATATTTCGCAACGCCATAGATGTTATGGCTGAGTTCTCGAATTCAGACTTATATCTGGAGGGGGGATCCGACAAGTCTCGCGCGTTCATTCAAAAATGGTTGGAGAAAATACATATCTGGAGAGTTAAGGACCAATATTTTAGAGAGTACTATCGGTCCGGAAATGTTTTCATATATAAGCTGGACGGAAAATTCAATACGGAAGATCTTGTAAAACTTAATCAAATATATGGAGCTGAAAGACAAGATGTTACATTAAGGAAAATTCCAATTAAATATATTTTTCTTAATCCTTATGATTTTGTAGCTGATAGGGCTCTTACTTTTGATAGTAAGTACGGGGTTTATAAAAAACTTTTAAGCGAGTATGATATAGAACGCCTAAAGGATCCCCAGAGCGAGTACGACAAGGAGGTCTTTAACGCGCTGCCCAAGGAGGCGCGGGAAAAGATTAAAATGAACCAGTTTATGACAAATGGGATCATGGTTTCCCTGGATCCTCATAAATTAATTTTTTCATTTTATAAAAAACAAGATTATGAGCCTTTTGCTATTCCTTTTGGGTTTCCTGTTCTTGATGATATTAATTGGAAGTTGGAGTTAAAGAAGGTTGACCAAGCGATTACTCGTACTATAGAAAATGTAATTTTACTGGTAACGATGGGTAATACCCCCGACAAGGGAGGCATTAACCCCAATAACCTCAAGGCGATGCAGCAGCTTTTCCAAAACGAAAGTATTGGTCGCGCACTTATTGCAGACTATACCACTAAAGCTGAATTCATAATCCCTGACCTCAATAAAGTTCTTGGGCCATCAAAATATCAAATAGTTAATGAGGATATAAAGGAAGGCCTCCAGAATATCATCGTCGGTAAGGAAAACTACTCAAGCACCCAAGTGAAGGCTCAAATATTCCTAGAGCGCCTAAAGGAGGCTCGCCATACATTCCTTAACGACTTTATGCAGCCCCAGATAAAGGAGTTGTGCCGCCTTATGGGCTTTCGCCAATTCCCTCGTGCAAAATTTGTCGAGATCGACATCAAGGACGAAGTCCAGCTGCAGAGGGTGGCGTCCAGGCTTATCGAGATGGGAATTATTACTCCCGAACAGGGGATGACCGCCCTAAAGCAAGGAGTATACCCAGAGCCGCATGAATTGCCTGATGCACAGGAAAAGTTCGTAAAGGAGCGCGAAAAAGGATATTATACCCCCCTCACCATTGCGCAACCTATCTTGGATGATGAAGTAGACCCATTAGGGAAAAAGCCTGCGCCCCAAGAGATAGGGCGTCCCGCCGGCACCAAAACCAAGCCGGACGGAGTTTTTGCCTCGGAAGATATGGAGGCCTTGTACAGTCGATCCAATATTCAGGAAGTTATATATAAAATAGAAGATCTCAGAAAATATGCGGAATCACGGCTAAGAAAGCAATTTAACCGAAAGAGGTTGAATAAAGCGCACAAGGAGATGCTGGACAGCCTCTCCGAGAGCATTGTGATGGCTACGGAACAGAAAGACTGGGAGAAGACCGCAGATGCATGCATTAACGACTTCAATCATATAGAAAGGCTTGAAGTAATGCACGACATCCTGGAAATAGGGGAGGCCCATACCCTTGTCTCATATCCGGCCGCCCTACTTTATCACAGCAAAAAAATAAAACCTAAAAATAAATAATTAGTGTAAAGTTATATTATGGCTTTACCTTTTAAGTACATTGCTAGGTTTTCTGAAGTTGTAACTGCTTCTAGCGTTAGAACATCCGATGAGTTCTCCACGGCATCTCTTGATTCTCTAAAGGACATAATCCCGGAAGGAATTGACTTCAAGAAGAATATAGACTTGGTGGGGGTTGCCTTTAATGGTGCCGTTGCCAATAGGTTTAATAAAAATGGAGATGGAATCGATAGCGAGACGGCTGTAGCAATTAAGGATTACTTTATCCACAAGCCCACCAATATCGAGCATCAGCGCAACAAGATCGTCGGACATGTGGTTGGAGCGGCCCTCTCAGATTTCGAGAGCAATGAACTTTTGAGCGATGAAGACGCGCTCTTAAGGAAAGGTCCATTCAACCTTTCCCTGTCGGCTGTAGTTTATAAAACGGTAAATCCACGCTTTGCCGAGCTTATCCAGCAATCGGTTGACGAAGATAATGAATACTACCATAAAGTCTCAGCCAGTTGGGAGATTGGATTTAATGACTATAATATAGTATTAGGGGGTAAAGACCTCACTGATTGCCGCATAATCTCCGAAGAAGAAGAAAAGGAAGAGCTAAGATCTTCCCTTAAGGCTTATGGGGGCACAGGGAAAACTGAGGACGGCGTAGAAGTGCATCGTCTGATCACAGGCAACATATACCCTCTAGGCATCGGATTCACTGCAAATCCAGCTGCCGATGTGCAAGGAGTAATCATGGACGACGATAGCTCAAGCCAATTTAATCTTCGATCCAACGACAGTACTTATTTCGAAAAAATAGAAATAAAAAATAATCTTTTGAAAGAAAAAAGTTCCCATTCAAAAAAACCCGATGTAAATTTTAACAAAGAATCTGAACCACAAAAAAATATGGAACAAGAAATTCTACAGCAAGTAACAGAGAGCCTTGAGGCGCAAGCTTCGTCGAAGAAATTGTCGGAAGAAGCCATCGCCAGCATTACCAAGGTTTTTCATGACGCCATTATCCAAAAGAATGAACAATGGCAGAACGATAAAGAATCTTTAAGTAAAGAACGCGACGATCTACTGAAGAGCGCCGAAGAGGCCGCCGCAGAGATTGAATCCCTTAAATCCGATATGGCCAATACCTCCGAGGAGATTTCGGCCCTTAAGTCGGAAATCGAAGCCAGGGAAGTCGCCGACAAATTTAATGACCGCATGAGTCAATTGGATGACGAGTTCGAGCTTGAGGACGAGGACAGGATCGTACTGGCCTCCGACCTTAAGAATCTTGACGTGTCCGATGAGTCTTATGCTCAATATAGGGACAAATTGCTCGTAATGTGGAAGCACAAAACAAAAGCTTTCAAAGATGAGCAACGCCAAGCCCTGGAATCCAAAATTGAGGAAGAGGTTCAAAAGAGGCTTTCAAGCCTTTCGGAATCGGAAGCTTCCGAAGAATCCGTAGAAGAAGTTGCCGAGGAGGCTATGGAAAATGCGGATATCGAAGAATCTGCAGTCGCCAACAATGATGGCGCCTCAACCGAAGACGAGCTCTCACTGAGAGAGAAATTCAAACAAGCCTTTTCCAAGGATAACGTAACAATTCAATACTAATAGAGGAAAACTACAATGGCCTTAAGACTACTACCATTCAGACAATACGCCGAGCAAGACGTAATTAACTTGTACAAGGTTAATATCGCTTCTTCATCGAATAACGCCATGGCAACGCCTTTCGTTAATGGCGAAAACGACAACGGGGTTCTCGTCGAAGTTTCCGCAGGAAACATGGACGGCGATCCAGTCGATTATGTTACCGACAGCTACCTGGGTAAGACCGACTATCCTTTCATTGGGAGAGACCAGTACCCGGTCGTGTCACTTGCCGTTAAGGCGGCCGATAGCTCTTCTTCCACTCGCCCACTTGGCGTAACATTGCGCCAAACGCTTACTCACGACGAGAATGGCGAAAAGCTGCTCTATTACCCGCAGAAGGCTCTTGAGATGCAGGCGGTCCTTACCGGACAAGCCGTCCCAGTGCTTACTCGCGGAGTAATTACCGTTGACGGTGATACGGCCTTTGACGGCACCGAGCCAACGGCAGTTGGCGTCCAGGTTTACCAAGGGGACAATAGCAATCAGGGCAAATTCAGCACTACCGACAACGATACGGCCGGAGCCATTGGTGTTGTAATTGCATCCGGCAATCGCGTCAACCGTGGTGTTTCTCCCGACCAATTCGCCGGAAATTCCGTCGGAACTGGTGCGGCCAATACGAGCGGCTCCTATTATGTAATCAATCTCGACTGTAAATAATTTAAATATCAAGAGAGGGCATATCAAAAATGAAAATCACACTTAAAAGAACCGACGAACAGGTCGAATTGGTGAAGGCTATGGCCTCTCGAAATCGAGATGTTGCCTACGAAGCGCAAATGGCCCTCGCCGAATTCATCGGACCTGTTTTAGCTGAAGTAGTGAATCAGGCTCCTACGCTGAGCAACCTGTTCACGAACTTCCAATTCAACGAAATGGATAGCCCCAGCATCCCGCTGGATCTGTACTACGACATTACGGCTCCCGATTATGTCAAGGTATACAGTACTTCGGTACCTGGAGGCCTTCCCACCAATACCGTAACACCCACGGCCTCAGAGCTTAAGTTCACCACTTATCGCCTCGATAGCGCCGTTGACTTCGACAAGCGTTATGCGGCCAAGTCCCGCCTGGATGTAGTCGGCAAGTCATTCACTAGGGTCGCTCAGGAAATTCTACTCAAGCAGGAGTCCACCTCGGCCAACCTTATCTTGGGCAGCTTGAAGGATGCCGAAACAAACGGCAACGCGCATACCCTTAGTTATACCGGAGGCCTAGTATTGGATAACTTCAATAAGCTTCTGACGCTTGCCAAGAGGATCAATACGGCCTGGACGAGCGGAACTCCCGAGAATCGCATCAAGGGCATTACGGACCTCATCATGTCACCCGAAGCCGTTGAAGGCCTTCGTGCGATGGCTTACAATCCGGTTAATACTGATGGCACTGGTGTAACAGCCATTCCCGCTACGGACGAAATGCGTAACTCCATCTACAGTAACGCCGGTATCCCCGAGTTCTACGGCATTTCCATCATGGAAATCAATGAACTTGGACAAAACCAAAAGTTCACCAGGGTTTGGAACGCACTCCCAACGGCAACTAGCGACGTAGATTTGGTCATTGGCCTTGATCGTAGTCGTGAGTCCTTGTTCCGTGCGGTTGCCACCGACGCAGAAAACGGATCCGAGTTCACCCTTCTTGCCGACGACCAATACAGTGTCCGTCAACAAAAGATCGGTTATTACGGAGCTATTGAAGAGGGTCGCATGGTCCTCGACAATCGAGTTCTTACCGGACTTAGGAAGACCTCTTAAACTCGAGTCCATCTCGACTTTTCAAAAAATCCACCGATTACGGTGGATTTTTTGTTTCTACATATTATCATAAGGGTGTACAACCTATTGGAAAAAGGAGATAATACTATGCCAAGGAAAAAGAAAAAAATCACTAAAAAAGCCGCCTCAACAAAGCCTAATGTTGAATTTGCGGACGGAAGAGATCATCTTTCGGAAGAAGCGGAACAGGCCCGAAACCTAGAGGATATATTAGGGTTCAAGGAGACTAACCCATTCGGCGTGAGCTCGGCGGAGGAGTTTGACTCCAATCTAGAGGAGTTGCAATTAACTAACTTGCAGGAAATGGCAGTCAATGCAGGGGTATTCCCATCCGGAACCAAGGCAACGCTTAAAAACAAACTAAGAAAAGCATTTGCCGAATATACTCAAGGGGGGAAAAAGAAGGTAGTCCAAATCACAAAGCCAATCGCTGACCCGAACACCCCGGAAGGCAAAGCGCTCCTTGATATCATGAGGGAAGGATTTTAATGTCGTATCCCCCATATGACGAACTTAATCAGATAGGGAAACTGGCCAGTGGTACCCTACAATACGAGTTTGACTTCATAACCGGCGCCAAAGCCAAAAAAGCCGAATTACAAAGTATGTCGGGATCCATGAGTGGGTCCATGGGGGAATTAAACGTTCTTCTTTATCAAAATTTTCATTTTACCGGTGCCGATGGTGAAGTCAATCCCAGGATGCAAATTGAAGAGGCCGACATCTTGCGGCAAATTTACATTAGGGACTGGAACACCAAGCAGGCCCAAAAGCTTCTTCGAGGTATTTACGATACATCTACCGCTAGCAGCGTTGTAGGGGCCATGGAATGGACTGAGCTACGAGAAGGGGATACAACCATTCGTAGGTCCCCGGAATCCTCTACAACGTCCTCTAAGGCCCGTATGAGCATAAGTAGAGACTTTAAGGCTCTGGCGGATGAGGCTAGATTGAAAATAGATAAACTTGTTGCTTCTTACAATATCTACGGAGCGCAGCCTCGCCAGGTGGCTGGTGGAGATGCGTTCGGAATAAGCGGAACTAGCGGATACTACTGGTATTAATGTACTTTCGGGTCGTTCCAGGAATTGTTGGACAACTCATAATTTAATCCGCGTATTTCGTCGGCCGCTGCGCCTGTGCCTATCGTATTCATATTGGCGAAGACCTTATTGTGATTGGCGCCAGCCGGATTATTTGCAGCCTCGAACCCATTCCCAAACAGACCGCGCCCCAAAAGTACTGACGTAGCGGTTCCTGTGCAGGAATACTGCGGGCCTGCCTGCATATTATCCGTTGGCATAGGTTGCGCAATCGAATATAATTTCGACCCTGACTCTGCCTCTAGGGTTGTAGGGCCGCCGAATTGGTTGGTAGCCTGGTCTATTATATTAAGTGTTTTAGCGCTTAAGTTTGCACTGTTTCCGGGGTTTACTATAGTTGAATTACCGGCACTTGTAATATCCCAGGGCACTGCTTGTTGATGTGGGGTCGTGAAACTATCGTCATCTGGACCGTAAGCCACATTAATGACCCCCCCAACAGTATCAAAGAAGAAACCATGTGCAGGGCCGTTACTAACGGCAAGGTTCGCATGCCCCTTGCATATCTGCGTAACCCAATATATCTCGGCGCCCGACGTAATCTTGGCGAATGCGCCGCCCACATTAACCATGCCCGTATCAGTCATGAGCCGCATAGACGATTGAGCCCCCAGCACGGTTGGGCAATTGTCGAA